CAGGAAAATATTGATTTCTGGAAAGGTCAAAAAGTTCATATTCCTTTCCGAAATTCTTTGAAGAAAATTTTAAGCATTCTTAGTTTTCTTCAAGCAATTATACAAAGAATAAATTGGAGAAGTTTTAAGAATATGGAGTTTAATTATGAGTCGTCTACGAGCGATCCGAACAGCCAAAAACATGAGCCAGCGAGAGTTAGCTAATCTAATGAATACTACACCAGCAACAATCAGCCGATACGAATATCAAGATCAACGATTGACTTTGCCTATTTTAAAAAAGTTTAGCGAAGTTTTAAACGTGTCGATTGCTGAAATTGTTGGTGAATTGAACCAACCAACAATCCACACAATACCATTAATTAATCCGCAAACTGAAGGGAAAAAAGAAGTGTATTTAGATTCTGAAATTCCTTGCTGTGATTTAAAAATGGGTGATGACTATTTTGGATTTGTAGTTGTCGGAGATACAATGTTACCAACTTTTAAGGATGGCGACATTGTGATTTTTCACAAATCGATGACCGATGTCAAAGCAGATGGCATCTTAATTTTTGAAGTTAAAACTGGAGAAAAGTACATAGCACGATCCCAGTATAATCCCATCGATGATATAACAACATTGACAACAGATAATCCAAACTATCAAAATTATGGCGAAATAACGCCTGAAAAAAAGATCAAAATTCTTGGTAGAATTTGTTGCTCGATTACGCAAGCATAAACTTATAAGGATAGCCTATCTATGTATATGGGCTATCCTTTTTTACTCGCATCATCATATCTAAAAATTGTTGGGCTTTTTCTAGGTCTTCAACGCCATTTTTATACTTGTGTCGCCACAAATATTTAAAAATGTTTCCTTGACACCAAGAAACATAACCATCATCCCCAAGGGCTTCTCTGATCGCCTGATGGCATTCTATTTTTCCTTGAGTGTAATGGGCTGGTGATTTAATAACATCATCCTTCAATTTGATTACTCCATTTTAAAAAAGTTTCAAGCGTTTCCATTGGCATTACAGCCAAAGGTTTTTGGTTATCAGATCGAATAAAGACAACATCTGATTCATCATCTTGGGCAATGGCATCGTACAGATCCTTCCAAGCACGTTTCCTACGCTTGCATTCACCAATAAGACCTAGAGCCTTACCAAAACGAATATCACCGCTGTAATCCCCTTTTAACGCCCCTGACAAGGGAATACGCTGGGCATTACATCCCATTGACTTGAGAAGGGCTACAATTTCCCTTTCAAAAGCTGATCCTTTAATTTTAGCTGATCTACCAGCCAACTTTTCTTATCCTATCCAGCAGGCTTTTTTGTTTTAAATCTTCTTCATCCAAAAAGAAATCATTGGGCGTTACCTGACCACCAGTTTCCTTATAGATTTTCTTTAAGGTATCTTTATCTGGCAGGCGAGTTCCTTTGATATAGCGAAAAACCGATGTAGGCGTGACCGCTACTTTTTTGGCAAACTCTGAATAGGATGTACCATTTTTTTCTAAAAATTTCTTAATCTGCAATATTTTGCTCCATGTTGTTCCAGTACAGTAATACCAGTTTGGTCAATAATTGCAAATTATTTATTTAAGCCAATAAAATAAGGGCTTGACACCCATTACCAGTATGGTAATCTATACATATGTTAATTCGAATCAATCAACCAACCAAGGAGTTCAACATGGACAAAGAAACATACGCTTACCAGCATCTATACTGGAGTTTAAAAAAGATCGCAGGGGCTTGTGATCTTAAATTAAAAAAGATTTCTGACGATGAATATGTTTTGTTTCGTATTGGCGAAACTGAAAACGATCCAGTTGGTACTTTTGACAATCCAGATCAAGTCGTTGTCGCACTTACCAATCATATTTATTACAAAACTACTGCTGACGTTAATCGTGGCATCTATCTTCACAAAGAAAAAGGTATTGAGAAATACCGATAATTCCTACTGATGATGGTGGGGGTTGCTCCCCCACCGAAACCGCAAGGTCTAGGATAGCAACCAACCAACGAAAGAAAAAAAATGACAGAACTTTATTTTAGATCCGACTTAGATTTAGAGTTTCCAGTTAAAGAAGTATATACATTAGCTGGTAAAAAGGTTGCGAAAAAAACTTGTTACAAATGTAATGGAACTGGCTACATTCCACATCTGGCTAATGTTGATGAAGGTAGATGCTGGAATTGTAACAAAAGAGGTTACGAGATTTTCAGAGTTTATTCTAAATCTGAAATGCAATCAGTTATAAAATCTAAAAATAAAAAAGATTTAGAAAAGCGTAACGCTTGGGCATTAACTCGTGAGATTATTGCCATCCAAAAAATGCAACATAATCATAAGGCTTATTTAAAAAACGTAGCCTACAAAACTCAAAAAATTAAAGCCAAGTACAAATCTGAATATGTTGGCAATGTTGGTGAAAGATTAGAGAAATCTTTGACGCTGGATTGGTGCATTAAAAAAGAGGGAGATTATGGTTTCTATTTTATCAAGCAATTGCATGATGAAGATGGAAACATATACAGCCACATGGGATCTGCAATCGCAGATGAAGATTACAACCTGATACCAAAAGGTACAACTTTTAACCTAAAGTTTACTGTCAAAGAACATAGTGAATATCAGGGAACTAAGCAGACTAAAATTAAAAATCCAAAATTGATTAAAGGAGAATAATCATGGAATTTGTTTTTAATGATGGCGGAAGATCTAAATACTTCCAAGGCAAAAATGCAGGCGATTGTGTAGTAAGAGCAATCGCTAATGCAACTGGCATAGATTATAAAGAAATTTATGATAAGCTTGCTAATAGATCTAAGGCATACGCCAGCCAAAGAAATGATAAGGTAGCTAAAGATCTACGCAGGAAAAATCAAACGTCACCACGCAATGGCGTTCATAAAGAAATCTATACTCAATATCTAAAAGACATTGGCTGGAAATTTGTTCCAACAATGAAAATCGGATCTGGATGTAAGGTTCATTTAAAATCTAATGAACTGCCAAAAGGTGATCTGATTGTTAGCGTAAGCAGACATATTACGTGCGTTAAGGATGGTGTTTTGCACGATACCTATGATTGCACCAGAGATGAAAAGCGTTGTGTCTATGGCTATTTTATTAAAGATGAAAGCTTGTTTACACCAAAGTTACCTATGGAGTTTACAGCGTCAGAATTAGTTTCCAAAAAATTTAATAAAAAGCCAAAACAAGATGTAACCAAAGCTGAAATAGTTGATCTAAAAAATCAGGGCTTTGACGATGATACGATCAATAAACTTTTTAATATTAAAAATGAACCCAAGCCAAGAACTTATAAATTTACGCAGGAGCAAGTAAAACAAAATGCTCTTAAAGTAATGGGTCTATTGGATAAGCTTACCCAAAGTGAACGTAAAAGAGTTTTGGCACATTGTAATAAAATTAATAGTCTATAAGGAGAGTATAATGAAAATTGAAAAGGGAATACCAATTCCAAATGAACAAAAGATTTACAAACAAGCTGTGCAAGACAGATTAGAAATTTTTGAAAAAATGGAAATTATGGATAGTCTTTTTTTTGAAACTTTACGTGAAACTGACAAGTTTAGGTCTACTATTTATCGTTTTCATGGACAAGGAACACTTGCCAGTAGAAGATATGAAAATGGCTGGAGAGTCTGGAGAATTAAATAGAACTTTTGCACGTTTACATTAATTAATGTCATTGACACATATTACCAATATGGTAATATTAGTTATAACCAATTACCGAATCAAACATTGGAGAATAATGATGAAAATTCAAGTTGAAATATTAAGCCAAGATAAATTAAAATTTGGAAACGAAGTACCTTTTAAAATTTTTAATAAAAATACTGGCGATTGGGAAAAAGGAAATTTTAATGAGAAAATTATACTTGGCTGTAATTATTCAGACTTAGAAGATTTTGCAAATGAAAATCCTGCATTTGATTGGCAGTTTTTTGAAGAACAAAATAGTGTAGAACTTGAAGATTTTTTTGACAGAACATTCCAGCAGGAATTAGATGCAGTTATCTGTTGTCAAAAAGGTCATGCAGTTGGTTTTATTAAATCTGTTTAGGGAGAATAATGATGAAAAAATTTGGTACATTTAAAGAAGTTGTAAAGCATTACACAAAATCTGCACAAAATTACAGAAGGCTTACAGTTTGGTTTGATGGTTATTTCTGTATTCTCGACAATCATTATGGAGCAATTAAAAAAACTATTGGTCACGAAGATCCAAATGGCAAAGTAAGTTTTAAAGAAATTGAAGATTATTATCAGACACACAAAGATGAATATGAAATTGAATTGCAGAGGTAGAAAGGAAGGAGAGAAAGAAAAGTGGGGGCATTTTTTTTGCCCCTACTATTACCAAAACGGAATAACTAAGTTGATAAAATTGTTTAAATGGAATAAACATATAATT